GGTAACTGATGTGATCAAGAGACAGGGATACCAGGGAGGGCCTTGGTTCTATAAGGGTGCAAAGATGTGCCTCTTTTGGCCTAAGTGGCATGAGGCATTCCCGAGGGCAAAATGGGTAATAGTACGAAGAAAATCGGAAGATATTGCAAATTCTTGTCTCAGAACGAGTTTTATGCGGGCATATAATACCGTTTCTGGCTGGCTACAATGGGTAGCCGTTCATGAAAAGCGATTCAAGGAAATGCATGAGGCGGGGCTGGACATTAAAGAGGTATGGCCTATCAAAGCCATTAAAGGCGATTTTAACGAGCTAGAAACGATGATCTCCTGGCTAGGCTTAGATTACCATGAGGAAGTTGTAAAGTCCTTTGTAACGCCCAAATTGTATCATTCTACATAGGGATTTTGAGGTGAATTATGGCAAACCGAGTTACCCATGAGGAAGTTTTGGAGATAATTGATACCGATATTGAGGACACTACTCCTTTTATTACCATTGCCAATTTATTGGTTACTGCCAAACTCTCAGGGGAGAGCCTTGAGGATGCTCATCTTAAAGAAATAGAACGCTGGCTTGCTGCTCATTTTGTGGCGATTAGAGATCCCAGGGCATTAAGTGAGGGTATAGGGGATGCCAGAGTGACCTATACATTTGAATCGGGTAAAGGACTTGAAGCCACTCCTTATGGGCAACAGGTGCTTACTCTAGATACCACGGGCAAGATGAAGCAACTTGGCAAAACTCCGGTAAGCATGACTGCTATGGGGATTGAAGATGACTAGTTTTCTGACTAAGAATCTAAAACAGACCGCAGTCTACTGGAGCACCCCTACCCCTGATGGATATGGTGGCTATACTTTTGCTGATCCGGTTGAGATTGATTGCCGATGGGAGGATACTAACGAGGTGATCAGAAATAGCCAAGGTAAGGAAGTCGTCTCGAAGTCAAAGGTATTCGTGGGGCAGGATGTAGATATCGGTGGCTATCTATTTTTAGGCGAGATTGATGATCTGATCTCGTCGGTAGAAATACCGAGCGAAGAACCGGCCGCCATGGAGATCATTGCTTTTGATAAAGTGCCAGATATGAGAGGCGCTAAGTTTTTGAGAATAGCATGGCTATAATGCAGGTAGAAATCAAAGGACTAGACGTTGTTTTAAAAAATCTAAATAAGGAGATTGAAGGCATCAAGAATCGCACAAGGACAGGCATGATTAAAGTTGCTGTTCTTATTAGGGGTAATGCGCAAAAATTATGTCCGATGGATACAGGGAATCTAGTCAACAGTGCTTATACGGTAGTGACAGGAGGAACGATAGAAGGAAGGCAACCTAATTTCAAAGAAGAGAATAAGTCTGGAAAGGTAATTGATGTATCAAGATTGCAAAATGAGCATAGAGTAGCGATCAATTTAGGGAAGTCTGAGACAGATGATAAAGACAATCCCTCGGCAGTAATCGGATTCAGCGCTTATTATGCTGCCTATGTTCATGAGATGACTCAGGCTATTTTCAAACGACCAGGATCTCAGGCAAAGTTTTTAGAAACTTCTCTCAAAGAAAACTCCTGTAGAATCCTTGAAATATTGAGAAAAGAGGCAAGCGTTGAAAAATGAATTCACCGGCTGAAGATATTGCTAATATTTTAGCAGATGAAGGGATCGGTACTATTGCAACCGATCTTTTTTGTTTTGAGATGCCTTCTGATCCCGATGAATGTATCTGTACCTATGATACAGGCGGTTTCCCACCACAGGCAGGCTATCGCTATGATTATCCCACTGTTCAGATAATAGTAAGGGGTAGACGTGGAGGATATAGAGATATTTACACGATAGCAGAATCTATAAAAGTACTTTTGCATGGTAAGGCAAACTTTTACACAGATAGTCCTAATCGAATCGTAGCCATATGGGCTATGGGGGATATCATCACCCTAGGAAATGATGAAAGCGGAAGGCCACTTTTATCTTTAAATTTCAGAATCCATAGAACAGAAAGTTAACTTTAAAGTTAACTAAAACCTAAAACGAATTAGGCAATAGAAGCCTCATGGTTATCAACTATGGGGCTTTTTTCATTGCCTAAAATATCACAGGAGGTGAATTACTATGAGTGACGCCATAGCAGGAGTAGGAACTAAGTTTCAAAGAGAAAGAGATAATAGTTCAGGCACATATGCTGACATTGCAGAGGTCAATTCCATAGGTGGCCCTAATAAGTCAAGAGGCACTATTGATGTGACAAGTCTTGATTCAGCTGCCGGTTATCGGGAATTTATCGGTAGTTTCAGAGATTCTGGTGAAATCTCACTGAATATGAATTGGACTATCGCAGGATATGAAGATATGAATGATGATTTTGAGAGTGCAGACCTTAAATCATATCGCATTGTACTGCCTGATACGGGAGCAACCACTTTTGAGTTTGAGGGATTCGTTACTGCTATCAATCAGAGTGTTTCTGCTGATGATAAAGTGACGATGGATGTAACCATCAAAATTAGCGGTGCGGTATTAGTAGCTAGTCCATAATCAATAATTAGCAACAAGCGGGGGAGTTTGCTTAATGGTGAACTCCCTCTTTTTTTTAATCATTCTATGGAGGATTTAGAAATGGCCTTTCTAACAAGAGAACAGATTTTAACAGCACAGGATTTAAAGAAAGAAAAAGTAGAAGTGCCCGAATGGGGAGGTGATCTTTTTGTCATATCTCTCACCGGAAAAGAAAGAGATAAGTTTGAGGATTCAATATTTCAAACAAAGGGCAAAAAGCTAGAGCGGAATTTTGCTAATTTAAGGGCAAAACTGGTATCGCTTACTGCATGTGATGAAAATGGGAAATTGCTTTTCACTCCTGCTGATATAAATGCTTTAGGTGAGAAAAGCGCAGCAGCGCTTGATAGGGTGTTTACCATATCTCAGAAATTATCGGGACTTACCAAGGAGGACATCGATGAATTAGTAAAAAACTCCGAGAGCGACCAGGGAGACAGTTCCTCTTTAAATTAGCCCTGGCGCTAGGATATCCTCATCCTGATTATCTTTTAGATCATCTATCAAGTACGCAAATAACCGAATGGATCGCCTATTATCAGCTTGATCCATTCGGTGAGGAAAGAGCTGATTTAAGAACCGGAATTGTGGCTTCTGTTATTGCTAATGTCAATAGAGGAAAGAACTCAAGATTATTTAAACCACAGGACTTCATGCCTAAATATGATGAGCCGGTTCAGCAAAAAGAACAGACAGTAGATGAAATGAAATCAATACTCATGGGAATGGTAAAATCAACAAAAGGGAAAACAAAGAATAAGTAATGGCTACATTAGGGAATCTGTTTGTAAAAATAGGCGCTGAAACTTCAGGACTGGCAGCAAGTTTGAATAGTGCAGAAAGAGCCTTCTCCGGTTTTTCATCTAATGTCAGTGGTAGAGTTAAGGGTGTCTATAATGCGTTCTTTTCGCTAAAGACATTGCTTGTTGGCGGAATCGGACTTTATGCTATAAAGAATGAGATTGAGAGTTGTGTAAAAGCTTCTAATAAACAAGAAAAATCACTGGCTGGTATGCGACAGGCAATGATTAGCATGGGTAGATATACCAACGAATTTCACAAAGAATTAATTGGATTGGCTTCAGCCTATCAAAAGACAACAACATCTGGCGATGAAGCTACGTTAGAAGGAGCTAAATTTCTACTTACTTATAAACAAATTACAGATGATATGATGCCACGCACAATTAAAGCAATGCTTGATTTGTCTGCATTTATGGGCGGAGATACAACAGAGGCAGCTCGTATGTTGGGCAAAGCATCTATGGGCATGGGCATGGCATTAAGGCGTGTTGGAATAAACATTGATGAGGTAACCGCCAAGAGTGGTAATTTTGGTAAAATATTAAAACTAATTGAGATTCAAGTAGGTGGGCAAGCAGAGGCAATGCGAAACACAGGATGGGGAGGTCTTGTTGCATTAGGAAATCAAATAGATGATATAAAAGAAAAGATTGGAGATATTGTTAAAAATACGATTCATCCATTTGTACAGACAATGCTCAATGGAGTAATCGACATAAATGATGAGTTGG